GCCATATCAAGAAATTTCTAGGCAGTTCTAAATTTAATATTCCAGGATTCATGTTCACATATTTTATTGGCTTTGCTGAGATGTCATAATAGGGCTTTAGGACAGAATTCGTTTGAGGCACGGTTGTAAAACCGGATATATTCTTATCTACTAATTTGGTTGCTGCTGCTATCATCTCTTGCCTTTGTAGTGGAGGCATCCAATATTTAGCCATATACGCTAAGTCAGGGACACTCACTTTACCAGTATCTAGCATTTTCTTAACAGCTGGAAACTTTCCATATGGTACATACCCTATCCAAGGGTACTTCTTTTTATAATTTTTCATTTGGTTCTGTATGGAAGCTTTCAGTGGTGCTCTTGCAGTTTTCGTGTCGGTTTTGTCCACCATATTTGCTATAACCTCCGATGACGTGAACAATGGTACTGTAGTTGGTACTACAAAACCTTGAGCCTTAGCCGTCTCTAGGTCTACGATATCTTCCGGTTTTAAATTTTGTTTCAGTTCAGCTTGACTTGCCATATTTTCTGATGGCAATGTTTCACTTGTGAAACAACTGTAATTTTTATCCGCCACTTGAGAAATGTCATTATTCTTGGATAGTGTGTCTCTCAGCTCAAGTGTTCCCCTATAATTTAAGATTTGAGAGTTCAATGAATAGTTAGTGGGTATCCCCAACACCATATCTCTATCGCTGGCCCGAATTTCATCCTTGTATTTATTCTTCATCCAATTTTCATAAAACAAATACATACTGCCCTCCACCATTGATGCAATTGTGGCATTACAATCTACTAGCTTATCCATAGTTAACAGGAGTAAATTATCAGAGTCTGTATACATAATTTCATTATGATGCATTTTTGTTGAAAACTTGTTCAAGTATACTTCCAACTGCTCTTTTTCAATCGTCTTTTTGGTATACTTATTGTCAACCACATCGAGCCTCATCTTCACAATGGCTTGAACAATATCTATGTATACTCCGGATGTTGCTTGTCCTATAGCCACTATTTGAGCATGTTGAGCAGGTGTCATTTTATTATTTATGGTTGGATAGTAATTGGACCCCAGAACCATACGAATAGGGTTCCTCATAAAAATAGCATTGGAAAATAATCCAGGTCGATAGAAACCTAACTTAGACAAAAATGTAAAATGTATGTCAGATACTCCTGTGAACCTAGCAACCTGCCCTAATACATGCATAATACCATCCACCTCAGCAAAGAGATTATTGTATTCCCGCTGAAACTCTTTAATGTATTTTCGGTTCATTATTAGGAGCGCATCATCCCCTGCTATATAAATTTCCCTCTCATTATCCGGTATATGTGCTTTGTACAAAACATAGAGGTAATAAAACAACACCCTATTAGAGTTTCCGAATGTTGTCTGTAGAGGCGAACCGCTAGTCGTGGTTCCATCAGAGATGCAAGTAAACATTTTTCTGCGGCACTTATCTCCCATGTAATATATCTTCATTGGTTTCCTAGTGGACAATGTCAACTCTTTTATATCTTCATAAAAAGGCATTAAAGTTACATCCTTCGCCAATATGTCCTCTAGTACATAGTCCATAATACGATTGTCAATTAATTGTAATAGCAATCTATGCTGATGAGAGTCGTGAGCAGAAAAGTCTCCATCAAAGAATACAAAATCTCTAATATGATTGCAAGACAGTGTTATGTTAGTTGCCAATTGTGTCGAATCTAATCCAATAGTGAAAGGAGATATGTGTGTAATAGGATTTATAAACTTCGTAGCCTCTCGCATATGAGACAAAACCATCCAATTCACATAACCTACTACTGCTCGTACTTCATCCGATGGACACCAAGTCATTCTTCCTCTAATCTTTTCTCTTGGAACATCAATCTGCTCCTCTGCCTTTTTTAAATAACCTGTCAGCGTAGATTGGTGATAATGTGAATGTTTATTCTCTAAAAAATCATAGTAACCATGCTCATAAAGACCTTTAAGTTTTCCATCGCGTGTTTTTATATAGTCTAAGCATGTTTGGGCCGGGGCATTTATTATCCGCAGCCGCAAATTTTGCTTATATCTGCGCATCGTTGGTGTTGTTTTTATAAATTTATTAAAGCCTGAAATACAGGCAGGATCAGGTAAAGACCTCGTAGCAAAATGTCGGCCTATAGTTGCTTGCATAATCTCTTTATTATTTAGAGGTACGAGACCAATGTTAGGCTGAAATGTATCACCCAAACCGGTCAATGTCATATTCTGCATTTCCATGTTTTTATCTATCTGTTTATCTGCTAATATGACCGCTTCCAGAAAAGTCGTGTAATCCAATTGTGTCCCATTGTGATGATAGTATTTTGGTTGTTTACATAGTGTATTAGGTGGTAATAAATTCCGGAATTTCTCTTCTGTTGTGTATTGGATCTGTATACCATTAAGAGGTTGAAAAATTGGTTTATCAGAACCTACTATACTCTTAAAACTTGTTTTTATCACATCATACGCTCTTTCTATTCCGCTTTTTTGTTTAGTAATCTTGCATTGTCTGTTCAGAACTGGTATATCATATATACCAGTGTCTATTTCCCATTCATCCTTATATCTCTTTATGTCCGGCTTTGGTATAAAGATGCCGTGAGTTGCATTAAACGTTATCACAGTCGCCAAAGCAGTGGCACTATATACATTTTTCAAATTGTCTCTTAAAAAACCAAAAGTAGGGTAAACATAGTGAGGAATTAAGCTGGTTGGGATCAATTTTGTAAGTTTCTCTCTCGAGTAGTTTACGAGGTATGATATTTTGTTCATACTAGTAACCAAGTTTTTTGCGCTCATTACGAATTCTTGCATCTTACATCCTATTGCTTGCATATACCTCACATATAATTGGATTCCAGTGACTTTCTCAATGTTCTTAAGATAATGAGTATTTCCCGCTATTATAGCCCCATTACGCACATTTGCTCTAATCGCAATTTCCGTATTAATTTTATGATTTGATGGCAAGTGCAAATAAAGATCATCACTATTATATTCAGTTAACACTAGCCTATGTATCTTCGTCTCACAGTAGTAAGCAATTTT